CTGATGCTGAGGCAGAGGCCAAGAAGAAGGCTGACGAAGAGGCAGAGGCCAAGAAGAAGGCTGACGAAGAGGCAGAGGCCAAGAAGAAGGCTGATGCAGAGGCCAAGAAGAAGGCTGATGCAGAGGCCAAGAAGAAGGCTGACGCAGAGGCCAAGAAGAAGGCTGACGCAGAGGCCAAGAAGAAGGCTGACGCAGAGGCCAAGAAGAAGGCTGACGCAGAGACTAATAAAGAAGAGTAAATTTCATCATCATTTATTCATATAGTTTGTTAAACAAATTTACATAATATATGCTTGTTGTATCAAATACACCAGTAAGCATATATTCTCTATAACACGGAATGAAGACATCTAAATAGTCATAACTGCACAAAACCGCTAATCCAATTTCGGGGTCGATAGAAAACATACATCCTGCCGATTTTTCAAATATTTCTTTGAATGTTGGATGGTCCTTGGTGTTTGCATAAATTCGGTCTAATGCTACAGACATTGTTTTTTCGTCATATTCTAACTCATCTTTGCTCTCAATATCAATAGAATCATCTATGTCTGGATAATTAGAAGAGTCCATACAAAATATACGTCTTATTTCTTTGCGATATTCATTCGTATTATTGTAAGAAAGATTGACAAACTCTTTTTCTTCACAAGATAGCATAATCGTAGTGTAAAATATAATTATAATTCTAAATAGATTTTACATATGTATAAAATTACACAGTTGGACAAAAGACCCAGTCTAAATCATCACATACTTTTTTCCAAATCATATCTTGTTCCAATTGTTTTTCGCGGTCTTTCATCATCGGAATATATGGTAAATATTGAGTCTGGTCTAACAAATTGCATAATTGGTACAACGTATATGTATAATTGAAAAAGTTAGTTCGGTTTGCTGGACAATGTACAGCCCAAGGTTTTTGAATTTCGATAAATAACACACATAATGTTTCGTGTAGTTCCTCATTCATTACAGGTGGTTTAATCCCAAACAAAGAATTAATGTATTGAATATGTTCAAAATACTTATTCAGACCTAATTTACGCAATATGTCCCGCATTTTGTTGTAATTCAATGTAGATGTATCTTCAATGCGCTCTTTTTTGATACGCGCTTTAATCGCATCTATGACTATTTCTGGTATTTGTGTTGTTTCTTTTGCTTGGAATTGTGATAAAATTTCCTTGAAATGATTCAATCGAATATAAGCGGTATAGGATACTTCGTTAGGTGGGTCCTTGTTGTTTGGTTTGGCGCCATCGATAATATACGTGATGAACTTCGCACATTCAGGATTATTACAAATTAGGATGCCTTCCTCGTCTTGGGGGATCATTTCACCTTTATTACATACTTGACATACATCTGAAGCAATTATACAATCTTGCATGTTATAATTATCATTACAGACATTTTTCCAATAATTTTGATAATATTTTTTAGATTTAACGTATTTGGCACTTTGCGGATTAGCAGCATCGGAGGTGTTTGATTTGATTTTAAAGAATGTATTAATTACTTCTGAATGTGGATTCGGTGTTTCATTTGCCGAGATTTGTTTTTTTTGTTCAAAATAGTCAAAAATATATTTTGAATTGTTGAGATAATAATCCTTTTTTTGTTGTTTCATAACAGCAATTTCGTCTTGTATCGCATAAATCCGGTCACGTGTTTCCATATAGTCATCTATTTGAGATTTTTTCAATGAGCGTATATAATCTTTGAGTCGACTCTTTTCTTTTAACAATTCAGGTATAACCGTTTCGTGGTTATGATTAATTTCATTAATTATTTCCGTATGTTTTTCATCAATCGTGTGAACTGATGTTTTGGTCACTTTCGATGAAGACATATTTGATATTTTTGGATATATCTACGAGAGTGTTTTTATGTTAATTTTTAAGAATAAGGATAATATAAATAATGTAATAATGTATATGTCGAGAAAAAGGAAAGCTGATACATTCATAGAAACAGACACCGAATCCAGTAGACCATCTAAATCACAAGAATTGTATACAAAAAAAGTGTTTTCATTGGATGATTTAATATCTTTAGAAGCCAGACGTGCTTTTACAAAAATATACAAAATACAAACTGAATTTCCAGAGATGAAATTCATAACAGCCCGCGATTGGTGGGAGCCTAGTAGTCCAACTACACAATGTGTCAATGTGATAGGGAAATGGGATAATAATACACCTTGCTATATTTGTGGGTTGAAGTTAATAGACGATAATGTAAATGATTTTCCACCGGAATGCGAGCACATATTGCCCGTATATCAAGGTTCTTTATTGTTAGAACTATACAAAGCATCTGTTGACAAAAAAAATATATCCCCAGAGCATAATTTAGAATACGCTTGGTCTCATAGATGTTGTAACCAAATAAAATCAGATAAATCTTTTTTAACAACAAAAAGAAAAGGAAACGATGAAGTGTTCGCCTTACATTATAACAACACAAAGAACATATTAAACACTATATACAAAGGAGATCTATCTTACTGTCAAATATTAAAAAACAAAATCAATAAAATGAATAAAAATGCCTGGGTAAATCAGCGCACTATTAGCATTGGTGATAATCAGATAAACCCAATTATTGAGTATTTATCACAATCATTAAACCAATCGAAGGGACTATTTTATCTCGGTATTTTATCAAACATATTAAAATCCGTAGACCAAAATACCTTGTATAATGCTCAAGGAATAGAGCAACCGTTGCCACCATTAGATATGTTACAAACACGTATAATTTCTTATAATGAAATAGGGCAGATTCTTATCAATTTGATAGTAAGTAACGCAACTACAATTGTAGATAGTAATTATTTATTGAAGTCATTGTTTAATGATAATATTGAAGTAAAAAAAATACAGCAATTAAGCGGCGTTGTTCCAGAAGCATTAATGAATAGATTAAATAATCCCTCTAAAAACGCGAATGTATTTACAGAACGGATGATTTACCAGGATGTATTTATGTATTCAACAACAAACGGAATTGATGAACGTAAGAGCGACAGTTTGGGTAAAATGAGTATGAATTATGCGTTATTGCGATTGGTATTTACAAATATGATAAAAGTAGAAAGCACGGGAACCGCATCTAGGAGTCAAATTAAATTATTACAAAATGGTATCAATATTTTAAAACAGGAGATACAAAAAAAAGAAAATGATATACAATCGTTTTTAAATGAGAACGAATTAAATAACGAAATAGCGACTTTTATAAAAGAATATACTGACCTAATCATTAATCCAAACATTACTATAGAAAATACTAATTTAACACATAATAATATATTGTCATATCGCTTTGAATTCGCGGAAAAATATGGTTTGAAGGATGATTTGCGTAATGCACCGATAGAAGAAACACTTAATTTATATGAAGTATCAGCATTACAAAAATTACTGAATATTATTGATGACGTAAATAATGCGAACGAAGATGAAAAAGAAAGCGCCATAGAAGAGTTGATAAAATTATATGAAAATGAGAAAGAAGAATTAGAAGAAGAAAAAGAAATGATGACACCGCAGCAACAAGCTTATTTGGATGATGTAATACAAGCAGCAAACGCGTTAATCGCATTAAAAGAAACCAAGATGACAGTGGTTGAACCGACCGAAGAAGAAGTCGAAGCAGCAACCGGATTATTGGGGTTGAAAGATGCTATACAAGAAGAGAACAAACAGAGTGAAACTGAAATATTGAAGAAAGGATTCGATAACCTATTTAATATTTCAAATACCTTCAGAAGCATTCCTACACAAGCCGTTGTTCCAAGTAGAATGGTACCGATGAGAGGACAAGGAAAAAGGAGAAAAACAAAAAAGAAGATGACAAAACGAAAACGGGATAACAAAAATAAGAGGAAAACTCGTAGACAAAGAAAAAAATAAGTCTATTGAGACATATATATGGGCAATGTTATCCAATCAAATTGATATAGAAAAAGCCAACCTTACACCGAAAGCTATACAAAAATTATTATTTTTATCGAATGCTTTAGAAAAAGGATGGTCTGTAAAAAAACAAAACGACAAATACATTTTTACGAAAAAACATGAAAACAAACGCGAAATATTTGAAGAAAACTATTTAGAACACTTCATAATAAGCAATTCTACTGAACATTGCTTTCTAGACAATTGATATGTATATATTTAGTTCAAAAAAACTATTTTACAATTGTGATGTATTGTGGTTACAATTGTAAAATACAAAATTACAAATACTTACCGTAAGCAGTGCGAATTGTAATTTTTCCAAGTAAACTACAATTGTGGTGTGTATACAAGATATAATTTAGGAAAAATGAAACGACAATAAAAAAATGAAATAATGTGTTTTTTCCAAAATTATTTTCTTTTGTAATAGTATATATAATCCAAAATGGCTGGAGGACTTATGCAACTTGTCGCCTATGGCGCCCAAGACGTGTTCCTAACTGGAACCCCTGAAATCACTTTCTGGAAGGTGTCTTACAGACGCCACACCAACTTCGCGATGGAGTCCATCGAGCAGACCTTCTCCGGACAGGCTGACTTCGGCCGTCGCGTGACCTGCACTATCTCCCGTAATGGTGATCTTGCCTACCGCACCTACCTTCAGGTGACTCTTCCTGAGATCAACCAGGACGTCGCCAGTGGTGACGTCTATGCCCGTTGGTTGGACTTCGTTGGTGAGCAGCTCATCGCCCAGGTGGAGATTGAGGTTGGAGGCCAGCGCATCGACCGCCAGTATGGCGACTGGATGCACATCTGGAACCAGCTGACCCTTTCCAAGGAGCAGCAGTCCGGCTACTACAAGATGATCGGTAACACCACCCAGCTTACCTACATCACTGATCCCGCTTTCGCTGAGGTGTCTGGTCCCTGTGCCTCCACTTCTGCCCCTTCCCAGGTGTGCGCTCCCCGCAAGGCCCTCCCCGAGACCACCCTTTACGTGCCCCTTCAGTTCTGGTACTGCCGCAACCCCGGACTTGCTCTTCCCCTCATTGCTCTGCAATACCACGAGGTGAAGATCAACATCGATTTCCGCCCCATCGGTGAGTGCCTCTGGGCCGTGAACACCCTGGCTGATGCCTCCGGTGCTTCCAAGTCCGTTGCCGCCGCCTACCAGCAGTCTCTGGTTGCCGCTTCTCTGTACGTGGACTACATCTTCCTTGATACCGATGAGCGTCGCAAGATGGCCCAGAACCCCCACGAGTACCTCATCGAGCAGGTGCAGTTCACCGGTGACGAGTCTGTCGGTTCCTCTTCCAACAAGATCAAGCTGAACTTCAACCACCCCTGTAAGGAGCTTGTGTGGGTTGTGCAGCCTGATTCCAACGTGGATTACTGCTCCTCTCTTGAGGGTGGTTCCACTCTTTACAAGACCCTCGGTGCCCAGCCCTTCAACTACACTGATGCCATTGATGCTCTTCCCAACGCCATCCACGCCTTCGGTGGTGACAACGCCACCTCTGGTGATAACGGTGTCATCTCTGGTGGTGTGTTCCAGATGAACGAGGCCGCCGATGTGTCCGGTGTTGATGCCGCCACCCTTGGCTCTGCTCTCTCCGATGCCGGTACCTTCGTGCTTGCCGAGACCGCCCTTGACATGCACTGCTGGGGTGAGAATCCCGTTGTGACCGCCAAGCTTCAGCTTAACGGCCAGGACCGCTTCTCCGAGCGTGAGGGATCTTACTTCGATACCGTCCAGCCCTTCCAGCACCACACCCGCGCCCCTGAC